CGGCGTCACCGAGTCAAAAGGTCTGGCAAGGCTGCCGGATGGGTCCGTGATCCATCAACTAAGCGTCACGTCTACGCCAGCACTGCGCCGCCAGGAACTGGGCGGCCGCTCGCTGCTGGACGTCGGAAAGGGTCGCAAGTCGTGGGCCGCATACGTCGAGGCCGCTGGCGCGACGATTCTGCCCGGCTACCAGATGCGCTACGTAAAGTTCGTAGACCCATCCTGGCGCAACCGCCTCGCGGTTCCGGTAATTCCGTTCGAGGACATCGACCGATACGGGGCCGGGATGTACTTGGGCGAGCGCGTGACCAGGGCGGAGCGCCACCAACAACAGACTTGCGCCGGAAGCATCGTGGCCGATGCGCCCACCGCTCCAGGTGGGAGAGGGCGGTTCGATACCGACCCCGGCGCTCCAAGCCAATGACCGAACCGTCACGCCCACTCGGAACCGTCGGACGCACTGCCTGGGACGCCGACGCCGACCGGGTAGACGCTGCGCTCCTCCTGACCTACTGCGAAACCCTGGACGAGCGCGAAATCCTGCGCCGCCAAGTGCTACGCGGGGAGGCGCCGGCCGAACGTCGCGCGCTACGCCAACTTGAGGCACGCATAGACGACCTCGCCGATTCTGTCGCACGCAACCGCTCCTGGAACACCTACGAGGGGGTGTAGACCATGCCCGCACGCGGACCCGTTCCCAAACACTCCTCGCAGCGCCGCCGCCGCAACGACACCGGGATAACGACCATCGGCGCGGGCACGTCGGCCCAGCCGCTACCGCTACGCGACGGGCTACATCCGCTCGCCGTTACGTGGTATCGATCCCTGAAGGACTCGGCGCAGTCGCGGTTCTACGAGCCGTCCGATTGGGCCGCTGCGATCATCGTCGCTGAAGCCATCGACGCCTACGCGCGCAAACCCACGGGTGCGCTGCTGTCGTCCATCCTGTCCGGGTTCGCCGTGCTCATGGTGACCGAGGGCGACCGGCGCCGGATGCGCCTAGAGCTAGAGCGGCGCGACGAGACAACGGAAACGGCGAAGGTTGTCGACTATCGTTCCCGCCTTGCCTGAGCACACCCTTGGATGGCAGGCCCTTGACTGGTGTTCGGCGTTCCTGCGCCAGCCTGACGGGGACAATGCGGGCGCCCCGTTCGTCTTCACCGACGAACAGGCCCGATTCATCCTGTCCTGGTATGCGATCGACGCCGGGGGTCGTTGGGTGTTCCGCCGGGGCCAGTTGCGGAGGGCGAAGGGTTGGGGGAAGTCGCCGATCGAGGCGGCGTTGTGTCTGCTGGAGTTGTGCGGGCCGTGTCGGTTCGACGGCTGGGATGCCAACGGGCAACCCGTCGCGGTACCCCACCCGACGCCTTGGGTCGTGTTGGCCGGCGTCTCGGAAGAGCAGACGCTGAACACTATGAGCCTGATTGGGCCGATGGTGGACGGGTCCGAGTTGGCCGACGATCTCGACCTCGGCATTACCCGCATCTACACCCGCTCCGGTGGCCGGTTGCACCCGATCACGGCATCGGCGCCGACGCAGGAGGGCGCGCGGCCAAGCGCCGCCTACGCCGACGAGACTCACCACTGGCTGAAGGTCAACGGGGGCCACAAACTCGCCGAGGTGATCCGGCGGAACCTGGCGAAGTCGCGGGATGGTGCGGCGCGCATGTTGGAGTTGACGAACGCGCACGAGCCGGGCATGGATTCGGTCGCCGAACGCACGCACATCGCGCACGAGGCGCAGTCGGAGGGTCGGACGCGGGGGCGCGGGATTCTGCTGGACACCCGCGAAGCGCCACCGGACACAGATTTAGCCGATGAGCAGTCGCTGCGGGCCGGGCTGGCCTACGCCTACGGCGATTCGACATGGGTGGACATTGACCGGATCGTGGCCGAGGTGTGGGACCCCGGTACGCCGGTGGATCAGAGTAGGCGGTTCTACCTGAATCAGATCGTGGCGGCTGCTGATAGTTGGGTGGCGCCGCACGAGTGGGACGCCAACGCCAACGAATCGCTGGTGTTGGAGGATGGCGACCGTCTGGCGTTGGGTTTCGACGGTGGCCGGTCGGACGACTCGACCGCTCTGGTCGGGTGCCGGATCGAGGACGGGGCGGCGTTTCTGCTGGGACTGTGGGAGCGGCCGGAAGGCCCGGCCGGGGATCATTGGCAGGTGGACCGGGGCCAGGTGCGTGGGGTGGTGGATCACGTTCACGCCGTCTACAAGGTGGTCGGGTTCGCCGCCGACGAGGCCCTGTGGCAGTCGGACATTGACCAGTGGGCGGCTGATCATCGCGACGGGTACGCGGTGAAAGCGTCGACACGGCACCCGATCGGGATCTACATGGCCGACAACTCGGAACTGACGCGGGCCGCTGAGGCGTTGCAGACCGCGATCGTGCACGGCGAACTGCCGCACAACGGCGACCCGAGACTGAGCAGGCATGTCTACAACGCGCGGCGGCGTCCGAATCGTTGGGGCGTGTCGTTCGGCAAGGAACATCGCGAATCGTCGCGGAAGATTGACGCGCTTTCGGCGCTGCTGTTGGCGCGGATGATGCGTCAGCGGATCACGTTGGGTGCTGTACCGGAGAAGCCGGCGGCCCGTATCTGGGGAAGGGTGTGAGGTAGTTGCTGCGCCGTTCCCAGGTCATTGACTACGTGGGCGAGTGGCTGCCGGAGTGGCGCCGCAACCACGAGCGCATCGAACGCTTAGATGACTGGTACCGGGGCGAACAGGACCCGCCGAAGGGCGGCAAGAACCCGACGACTGAATACCGGACCCTTCGCAAGATCAGCCTCTCCCCGCACCTGCGCCTCGTGGTGAACGTGGTGGCGCAGGGGTTGGTGGTGGACGGCTACCGGGCCGCGCAGGCCGAGGGCAACTCGGCGCCGTGGCAGGTGTGGCAGTTCAACGGCTTTGACGCCCGTCAGCGGCGTCTGCACCGTGGCGCGTTGGCCCATTCGGTGTCGTATGCGACGTGCCTGCCGGGTGATCCGTGGCCGGTGATGCGTGGCGTGTCGGCGCGGCGCATGTTGGCCGTCTACGGCGATTCGTCGTCGGATGAGTGGCCGCTGTTCGCGTTGCAGGTGGACCGTTCCGGCTCGTCGTGGATGGTGCGCCTGTTTGACGACGAGGCGGTGCATTTCTGCGGCGTCGATTCGCTGTCTGGTGTGCCGACGTTCATTGAGTCGCGGGCGCACGGCACCGGCCGGTGTCCGGTGGTGCGCTACACCGTGGACCTGGACGATGACGGGCGCACGCAGGGTGAGGTGGAGCCGTACATTCCGCTGGCGGAGCGCATCGACCAGACGACGTTCGACCGCATGGTGGTGCAGCGCAAGGCGTCGTGGACGGTGCGCACCGTGGCGGGGATGGTGGAGCCGGAGACGGACGCGGAGAAGCGTGCCACGGAGCGTCTGCTGGAGGTTGGCGACCTGCTGGTGAGCGAGTCGCCGGATACGAAGTTTGGAACGTTGGCACCTTCGCCGCTTGATGGCTACATCGCGGCGAAGGAGGCCGACATCAGGGAACTGGCGGCCGTGTCACAGACGCCGCCGGTTGACCTGCTGGGTCAGATCGCGAACCTGAGCGCGGAAGCCCTGGAGGCGGCGAAGGACGCCGCGCAGCAGAAGCGCAACGAGTTCAAACTGTCGCTAGGCGAGTCGCATGAACAACTGTTGCGCCTGGCGGGGGCGCAGATGGGCGATGAGCAGGCGGCCAACGATTTCGCCGCGCAGGTGGTGTGGCGTGACGTCGGGTTCTCGTCGCTGTCGCGTGAGGCCGACGCGCTGGGCAAGTTGGCGCAGATGCTTGGGGTGCCGCCGGAGATGCTGTGGGAGCGGATTCCGGGGTGGACGCAGACGGACGTGGAGCGAGCGAAGGCGTTGGCACAGTCCACGGATTCGTTGGCGCAACTGACGGCGGTTCTGGCGGGACAGTCCGGTGGCGTCGTCGCCGGAGGGTGACCTTCTGACCGAGGCGCATCGCCTGGCGCAGATCGAGACGGCACGCGAAGTGCAGCGGTCCCTGCTGACGTTGTGGCCGCTGCTGTCGCTGGAGGACATCGACGGGACGATGGCCGTCTGGCTACAGGCTGCGCTGCTGTCTGTGATGGACGGGGCGAAGAAGTCGGTAGATGTGGCTGCCGCGTATTACACGGCGTTTCGCCATGCGGAGGTGGCGGGGACGATGCCGGCCGATGTTGCCGCTCTGCGGTTCGTGTCCGATCCGCAGAAGGTGGCGACCGTGCTACGCCTGGCAGGCCCGGAGGCGGTGAAGCAGGCTCTGGCGCGCGGTTCGCAGACCGCCGGGGCTGACGGGTTGGCGTCTGTGTTGAGCACGGGGCAGCGGCTCACGTTGTTGCCGGGGCGGGCGACGATTGAGGCGAAGGTGGCCGCCGATCCGAAGGCACGCGGGCGTGCGCGGGTGACGTCGGGCAATGCGTGCGCGTTCTGCCGCATGTTGTCGTCGCGCGGGGCGGTGTACGGCAAGCGTGGCGATTTCAAGGCTCACAACGATTGCGGCTGTTCATTGGAGCCTGTCATGGGCAGCAACTACCGGCCGTCGCCGTCAGTGGCCGCCAACGCGGAGGTGTGGAAGGCGTACCGGGCCGACCGGAAAGCCAACCCTGACCGCTACGAGGGCATCGGTGGGCCGAAGCAGGCCGGGCCGAACAAGGGCGAGCAGCGCGACGCATCCGAAGCGATGCAGCTCGGATTCCGCCGCTACCTGGATTCGCTCGCATAGACCACCGGACCCGACAGGGGGCCGGATTACCCGACACGGGAGCAAGTAATGGCAGATCAGCAAGAGCAGGCAGCCGACACGGATGCCGAAACCGCCACTGAAGCAACGGTTACCCCGGACGAGGTGGCGAAGTGGAAGGCGCTCGCGCGCAAGCATGAGCAGCAGGCGAAGGCCAACGCCGACGCCGCCAAGAAACTCGCACAGATCGAGGACGCCAACAAGTCCGAAGCGGAGCGGGCCGCGCAACGCCTGGCCGAGGCCGAGCAGCGCGCCAAGGCGGCCGAACTGAAAGCCCTACGGCTTCAGGTCGCCGCCGAGAAGGGCCTCACCCCACGACAGGCAGGCAGGCTCTCCGGCGACACGCTGGAGGAGTTGCAGGCCGACGCTGACGAGTTCCTCGCCGATCTACCCAACCTGAAGCCGACGCCGGGCGATAAGCGCCCGACTGAGGCAACGGCTCGCGTCGACGGTGGTGAAGAGCCGCCGATCGAGACGGACCCGGCCAAGTTGGCCGACGCCGTTATGGCGCAAGCCGCCTGGTGACATCTACCGCACGGCACCGGCCACGGGGCCGCACGCGGTCAACCTACGACCCATAGGAGGTTCCCGTGGCTAATACCTTCCTCACCCCGGACGTGTATGCACGCACCGCGCTCGGGCTGCTCACCCGCCAGATCGTCCTTCCCGCCGTCGTGTGGCGCGACTTCGAATCGGAGTTCTCCGGGCGCATCGGTGACACCGTTACCGTTCGCATCCCGGCGACCACCACCGCGCGCGAGTGGGACATCGACAACAACCGCGCTGTCCCGATCACCACGGACACGCTCACCGAGGATTCGTTCCCGGTGCAGCTGACAAAGATTCCGTACTCGGCGGTGCAGGTCACCGACGAAGAGTGGGATCTGAAGATCGAGAACTTCGGCACCCAAGTCCTGCTCCCGCAGGTGCGCGCGGTGGCAGAAAAGATCGAGGGCTACCTCGCGACCGCGATGCAGACGGCTTCCTACGACGTCGAGCTGAGCGTGGACGAGGATGACCCGTACTTGACGCTGGTGGACGCCCGCAAGGCGCTCAACGACGCCAACGTGCCGCTTTCGGAGCGGTTCGCGGTGGTCGGTTCCAGCGTGGAGGCGGCCATCCTGAAGTCGTCGCGGTTCAAGCCGCTGGAGTCCGCGGTGACCCAGTCCGCGTTCAGTGACGCCACTTTGGGCCGGATCGCCGGCTTTACCGTGGTGTCGTCCAACGCGATTGACGAGGGTGAGGCGTACTGCTTCCACCGCACCGCCTACATCCTGTCGACTCGCGCGCCGCGCGTGCCGCAGGGCGCCAAGCAGGGCGCGTCGGAGTCTTACCAGGGCCTCGCGGCTACCTGGACGCAGGACTACGACCCGGACTACCTGCGGGACCGCAGCGTGGTTCGTGCGTTCGCCGGTGCCCAGGCGGTTACCGAGGGCGGGTCTGACGTCGTGCGCGGCGTCCGGCTCGAACTGACCACCTCGTCCTGATCGGAGGCAGGGATGTCACTCGCCACGTTTGCGGAGATGTCTGTTCGGGTGCCGGGTGGCATCCCTGCCGAGGACGAGCCGCGCGCTCAGGCGTACCTGGATGACGCCACGGCGCTGATTGAGGAAGTGATCGGGCTGACGTCGGATGTTCCGGCGGTGGCGCATCGGGTGTGTCTGGCCGCTGCGCTGCGGGCCTGGTTCAATCCGGCATATCTGGCGAACGAGACGTTGGGTGACCTGTCCACGCGGTATTCGTCGCTGGGCGGTGTGTATCTGACGGACGATGAGCGGTCGAAGTTGCGGGCCGCGTCGGGGTCGTCTGGGTTCTGGGTGCAGCCGATTGACCGCCACGATCGTCTTGTGCATCGTGATCCGTCGTTCCTGTACGTGTCGGATGGCGGGTCGTCGTTCCCGTTCGTCCCGGTGGCCGAATGACTGATTGTGTGGTGCTGGTGCCGATGCTCG